TGTTAGGATTACAATTTAAGAAAGAGACCTTTCAATCTACTTTCCTTGTTGATGGAACCACAGAGGTGACAAACAATATGGAAGATGATTTTCAACCAGGTCAAAGCCTTTATATTGTAAAAGAATCCACACTTGCACCAGCACCCGAAGGTTCGCACGAAACAAGAGAAGGTGTTGTTATAACCCTTGATTCAGAATCAGTTATTATTTCCGTATCCCAAAAAGATGGTGGTAATGATGCAGAGGTTGAACAGGAAGCAGGTAGAATGATGGACTACACAGAAGCAAAAGATTCACAAGGTAATACTTTGGAATCTAATACTTTTGATGTTGGTGAAGATGTATTCTTGGTTAAGGAAGATGGTAGTAAAGAACCAGCACCTAACGGAGAACATCAAGTAACCTTAAAGGACACCAGTGGAAACGAAGTGAAAATTAGAATTCAAGTTTTAGATGGTAAAATTACTCAAAGAGAAAATGTTGAGGAAATGATGAAACCAGAAGAAATGAATACTGACTTTTCAAAAGACATTGAAGATATCAAATTGTCAATTAACAACCTACTTGAATTGGTTGGTTCTATGAACGGAAAATTCAAAACAGAGTTAAACTCATTAAAAACCGATTTTGATACATTCAAAAAGTCACCAGAAAGAACAGCAGTAGAAGAAAAGAAATCTTATACTCAATCTTTTTCTGATTACAAATTGGATATAATTAAATCATTAAGAAAATAAACTAAAATAAAAAACTAAAAAAATGGAAAATAAGAAAAAATTGTCATTTAACTATGACTTAACAAACTTACCAACCTTCAACTCTTATGGTTCAGATATGTTAATTAAGGCAATCTTGGGATTGACTTTACCAAGATACGCATCTTTGAGAATCAACTTGAAAGGAACAACAGAAAAAGTTGGTTTCGTAACCAATGATGTAATCCTTCAAGATATGAGTTGTGGATTTGACCCAACAGGTGCAACAGTACAAAATCTTGTAACAGTTGACTTGTGTAACAAAAAGGTTAACCAACAATTGTGTCCGTTAGCGTATTAAATTAAGCGGACATTAAATCGGGTGAATTGCTGGAAACTCTGGAGACAGACAATCAGCAGCCAAATCTACGAAGTGAATAAAAGTAGTAGAGAGGTTCAACGACTAACAGGTGAGTATCACATACAATAACCCTGACACGAGCGCCCGACACCGATAAAAAGGTGATGATATAGTCTAATCACTACGAATAATCGTAAAAAAATGTAGTGAAGGTAAGGATAAAGAGCCATACCGATAATAAAAATGACGATTTGTACGATACATACTTGAGTCAATCATTAACGAATGCAAACTTTCAGGAATCAGTTCCTTTTGAAGAGGTTATCTTAACAGATATTTCAAACAGAATTGCTAACCAAGTTGAAAAACAATTGTGGAATAACACAACTGCATCAGGTGGAACTTACGGAAACGCATGTTTCAATGGTGTTGGAGCGTTGATTACATCAGGTAATGGTGCTACTCAAATCGCTTATTCAGCAGCAACATCTTCAAATGGTTTGGATGTATTCACAAAGATTTACGAAAACATCCCATCAAATGTATTACATTTGGATGATTTGGCTATCTATTGTTCATACGCTAACTACAGAGGTTTGGTCGCTTCTATGAGAAATTCATCATTTGTAAACTTATTCACAATGGATTCAGCAAACGCTGCAACTGGTGAAGAGTGGACTTTGATGTTACCGGCCACGAACGTCAAGGTTATCCCTACGGTAGGACTTGATGGCGTTAATGCGTATTACGCTGGGCCGAGCTCGTACTACATGTTTGGAATGAACCAAGAAATCATGACTGTTCGCTCAATTTATGACCCTTTTGAGAATATCGTGAAAATCCAAGCAGGTGTTACCTATGGATTGGGTGTGTTTGATGTAGCGTCTTTCTGCGTTTGTAAATAATCATTAGTGTCTGTTTGGTTGTTTCTCCTTTCTATTACAATACAAAGTTAATGAAAAGATTTGAAGCAACCAAACAACACATAAATAAATCAAAAAAAAAACTAAAATAATAAAATTATGGCAGCATGTTATTTAAATTCTGGCTATACTCTTGATTGCAGAACGAACTCCTCTGGCGGAATCAAAACCGCTTGGTTGCTTGGAGGTTCAGGAAATACAATTTCAGGTTATACTGTTACTAATTCAGAAGTATCTGCAATTGGTGGAACAGGAACTTGGTTCAAATTCCAATTACCAAAACAAGCAGGTTCTTTGAGTGAAACACTTGGAATCAATACAACAAGTCAAAGTATCACATTCCAACCAGAAATCGTGATAAACTTACCTAAATTACAAACATCTTTAAGAGATACATTTGTAGATTTGGCAAGTCAAAATTCAATCACCGCATTAATAGAAGATAATAATTCTAATTATTGGCTCGTGGGATTAGACAATGGTCTATTAGTTACTGCAGGTTCTTTGAACACAGGTCAGGCTTACACCGACTTGAACGGAGCAACAGCAATTACAATGACTGGTGGGGAACCAACCTCAATCAGACAGGTAGCAGTATCAACTACTATCCAAGCAGTATTTACTGCAGGTGGATTCACATTCCAATCTTAATTAAAACCTTGAAATATGGGGGGTTAAACACTCCCCATTTTCATAAGCCGATATTATATTTATCATATATGAAATTACGACCATACCAAGCACCAAGAAGACAACCGAAAATCAATGATATGTTATATCCACCAGGTTCAAGACAACCTGGTAATGTATGGGTTGGTGCTGTTGTTATGAATGTGCCTGAACCTTCAGGTGGACCAGCGGTTAGTCCAACACCAACACCGACAACAACAATCACGCCGACACCAAGTGTCACCCCAACCAATACGGTTACCCCAACAAGTACTTTAACACCTACACCAACGAATACACAGACGCCAACTAATACACAGACACCTACAAATACGCAGACACCAACCAACACACAGACACCTACTAATACGCCTACAAGTAGTTTAACACCTACAAATACGGTTACCCCTACAATAACACCGACTAATACGGTTACACCAACATCCACTTTAACACCTACACCTACACCAAGTTCAAGTCCAATTCCATCAGGGACAACTGAAGCGAATACCTTCTTATCAGCCGTTGCCGCAGCAGGTGGAACACTTAATTCAACAATATCAGCGGCAACAAGAACATTATTTACTTCATTAGTATCTAATTCATTATGGGATAAAGTTATTACTATGTATCCTATGATTGGTGGAACCGCCAGTTCACACGCAGTTATGGGTAAAACAACAGGTGTTAAAACAATCACTTGGGTTGGTGGAGTTACTCACGGAGTATCAGGAGCAACAGGTAATGGTGTAAATGGTTATGGTAATACAAACTTCCAATTTAATTCTTCATCAGGTTATTCACAAAACGACATACACTACGGAATATATGTAACCGTTGATGGTGGTGGAAGTAATACTTATGATTTTGGTTCACATACCAGCACCCTGGCAGATACTGGTATGTATGATTTAGCAGCAAGGAGAAGTAGTGGTTCAGCAATATTTGATTCACCATACGCCGCAGGTGCGACAAGAATAACTGTTACGACAGCAAACGCAAGGGGTTTATTGCTTGGGGTTCGTAGAGCAAGTACTGACCGAGAATTGTATAAAAATGGTTCTTCAATTGGAACTAACACAAACACAAATAATGACGCATTAAATAATTATGCCCCATACATATTAGCACAAAATCCTGGTAATGACCCTGGTTTAGAATTCTATTCAAATAACACGATTGGATTTGTTATTACGGGATTTGCGTTAAGTGATACAGAAGTATCAACATTATCAACAATCATAAATACATTTATGACCTCATTAAACAGAAACACATATTAAGAATTATGAAAGTAGTATTATTAACAGATGACGAAAAAAATAGTTTAGTTGGTGAATTAGTTCAACCAGACTGGTATTTTAATCCTGTATTAGATTGTAATGTAAATTGGGTTATATCAACACAAGAGGTTGATAATTCAATTTATCCACAACACGATTGGATTAAATCTATGCCTTTAATTGATTGGTGTGAACCAATACCATCACCATCAGGTTCAACGATGAACTAATCTATGTATAGAATAAATGATATTGCATTTGATGAATATAAGGTAGTGAGTGTTGAATTGGAATTGGATAGTTGTGATTTAATTATGAAGGTTAAATTCACAAAAGATGATGACAGAATAACAAAAGAAAAATCTTATAGATTCAAAACAA